ACGCCCCCCACAAAACTGCGGAACCAAATTTCGGTTTTGCGGATCGACTGTAACCGGCCATGCGTGTTCCTTAGCGTGCCTACCATCCGGTTTCGCCAAGACGTCTCTCGGCGACAACACCCATGCGGACTTTGAGGCACCCGGCTACAGGGCTTTGCCGGTCGCAGATGCGTTGTATCACAAAGAAAAGCCCCCGGCAATGAACCGGGGGCCTTCAAGTCTAGGGAGTAGCTATCAGACCCCATCGGCTCCGGGGCTGCCGTAGACAACTCTGAAATCCACGATTGACGCCGACACGCGGAACCAAAGAGCCATCAGCGAAGCCTGATTGCTCCAGTTGCTGTCTTCGCGCATTTCGACGCTGGAGCGCTCCCAAAACGTGAAGCCCTGCCCGTTGTCCTTGTCCTGCTCGCTGGTCTGAATGAAGTAGTTGTCCTTATCCACCAGGTACGGCGTTTCGACGACTTCCGGTAGCGCGCCGGTCGAACGCAGCACGTTGATGTTGTTCGTGGACGCGTTCCACTGCAACGGCGAACCAAGGACACGTCGGGTCTCCGGGCCGCTTTCCGGTGACAGGATGACGCGCTTGGGGAGTTCGTTGATAATGAAGCCGCGACCGTTGCGCGTGTACGCGATCTGAATAACCGCGTTTTCGAATGCAAGTTCGGAGACGTTGGCCGAAACAAGCTGGTTGCTCTGCACGCCGCTCGCCGTGGGGTGGTTCGGCGAAATAAGTGGCACGCCATCGGCACGAAGACCGTTCACTGCATCCGTCGCGACTTGAAGCGGCGCGTGCGCGATGTACTCTTCGGTCTGGCGCGCACTGTGCGCCAATTCCTTCATCATCCGGCCGCCAACGTCTTCGTACAGGTTGTCGTCCTTGGCTTCGCGGGAGATGGCGACCGCCAAGCCGTACGAGGCGTGCGTGACCTGCGTGCGGTAGCCTTCGTTCGGTACGTCGAACTGCACCGGCTCAAGTTCGGGCTGCTGTACGGCGAGGCCAAGGCCTGCGCGCTCCGTCATGAACTCTTCGAATGCTTTTTCTGAGGGCTTGGTATCGAAGAACTGCGGGTAGATGGGGGCGAGGCGTTCGTAGTCGAGACCGAAAAGCGCGTATAATCCAGGCCAATATTGCGAGGGCAAAAGACTGCGATCTATGATTTGAATGGTAGCCTCCTATTATTGGCCGCGTACGGCTTGACATCTGACTGTGACAAGGCCAATATGTAAGGCCATTCAACAAAGCAGTTTAAACATACCATGCGTCACCGAAAAGTCAAAGTCTGCAGCCGTTGCAGCCAACCCGCCGAACTGGTCGTACACCGGACAATATGCCACCCGTGTAATCTCGAACGCAAACGAGCGGTAGCGGCAAAAGCGCAATCGACAGAAGCGGGAGCGGTGAGCAACCGCACAAAGACAGCCGCATACCGACAGACACCGCAAGGCCGCGCGGGGTTGTTAATTTTCTTCGCCGCGAAACGAGCCAAAGCAGCGGGGCGCGAGTGCACCGTTACGCGGGAAGAAATTGCAAAGCGTATTGTTGCAGGGTGCTGCGAAGTGACTGGCTTGCTGTTCGACATGAAACCCGGACCTGATAAGCACCATGCCAACCCGTGGGCACCTTCGCTAGACCGGCGTGACAGTTCAAAAGGCTACACTGAAGACAACGTACAGGTGGTTGTGTCAGCTTATAACTACGCAAAGTCGGAATGGACAGCCGACGTGCTTCTAAAACTGGCGCATGCTATCGTTGACGCGAACCGATAACTGTCATACAAGGACCACCATGCGCGATTTACCCGTGATCAAGCTGAAGCTTTCCGAGCCCGAGAAATTCGGAAACGTAGCGGAAAAGCTCACTTCCGACGAACGCCGTACGCTCGCCACGGACCTTATCGCGCTGGTCAAGGTTGACGAAAGCAGTATGAACGACTGGCTGGGGAAAGCCAAAGGCTACCTTGACCAGATCAAGAACAAGGACGCCGATAGTTCGCCCGAAAACCGCGAGCAAGAGGGCGCGAACGAACAACCACCCCCGTCAACCGAAATGATGCTGTCCGCTGCTATCCAGTTTTCCGCTCGCGCGACCGATGCGCTGTTAGGCGAACCTGATCTAGCCAAAGCCAGCGAACCCGGAGCCGAACCGCTCGCCGCCTGGGTATCAAGCCAGCTTCGATCCAAAGACCCGAATTGGGCATCGGATACCGACCCGCTGATTTTTCACATGTCGATAACCGGGCTATCATGGCGCAAGCGGGACTTTGACGCGGAAGACAAAGTATTCCACTCGAATTTTCTCAACTGCGAAGAGGTCATCGTTAACGCCAACGTACGCGGCAACGGCGAACGCGCTCCGCGCATCACGCACCAATTCGAACGCTACCCGTACGAAATCGAACGCTCGATAGAGCGCGGCAAATGGGTTGACTACGAACCCGTGTACGACATGGACGACCCGCAAGCCCCGAAGAAATTCTACGAAGTTGATGCGTGGCTCGACTTCGACGGTGACGAGATCGACGAACCTTGGACCGTGGTTATCTCAATCGACGACCTGCCGGAGGTGGTTCGCATTCGTCCGCGCTGGTCCAAGAAAACCATGACGGAGACCGAAGACGAATTGTTCTTCAACCCGATACGTCGATTTTTTCCGTACCGCATGCTGCCGAACCCCGATGGTGGTTTCTTCCCGATGGGATTTGGCGAGTTGCTGGACCGCGTACAGTCGAGCGCTGACAACTTGCTGGCATCGATCACAGAGACGGCGAAAAGCGAAGCCAAGAACGCGGGCGTCATGGCAGGCGGTGGCTTCGGGCTGCCCGCACAAGTCGAACTGAAAAACGATACCATAACCACGATCAACACGGATGGCGCACCGCTGCAAAACCGCTTCCAAGCGTTTCCACTGAAGCAGGTTTCGCCGGGTTCTGTGCAAGTGTTCGAAAAGCTGGTTTCCATGGGTAGCCAGCTCGCCGGCTCCGTGAACGTACTGGAAAGCATCCCGGCATCCACGACGGCCACGGTGGCGAAGGGCATCATAGACAGCAATCAGCAAGTTCAGTCCGCCGTGCATCGCCGCTTGGTCATGTCGATGACGTTGGAATTTCGGGACTTCGTGGCGATGGCGGACGCATACGACCAACTGCCTGAAGGCATGATGGGCGCACAAGGCGACATGATCGCAGTCACGGCGGACCCGCAGCTTGCCACTGAGATGCAGCGTACGGCCATGGCAGGCATCTATAAAGAGATGCTTCAAGAGCCCGGCGTGAGCATACCGGAGGCACTGTTGCGCCTCTTTACGGTTCTGCGGCTGCCGAACCCTGAGAAATTGATCGCCGCGCCGCAACAGCCGCAGGCAACGCCCTTCGAGAAGATCAAGGGCTACATCGATATGGAAAAGGCAAAAACCGATCGTATGAAAGTTACGGCCGGTTCCGCTGTACAGTTGACACAGGCGCTGCTAAACATGGTGACCGCTGCGGGCGGTATGCAAAACAATCGCGCCGCGCTGCTTACGATGGCGCAGCTTGAACAAACCGTTAAACAACTGATGGACCAGGCTGGCGATGCGGGAAGCGGACCTGACGGAATGGCTCAACAACCCGGTAACGGTGGCGCTGGTGGCGCACCTTCGCCAGCGCCGGGCGGGGGCGGTGACGACGTTTCTGCAGGGGCAGCCGGTGGACCCGGTGACGCAGGGGCGGGCGGCGGCGCTGTATGAGCTGCACCAATTGCTGACTTCGCCATCGGACGACGTACGGAAAGTTTTTGACAACGCGATGAAGGAAAATAGAAAGCTATGAGCAATATCGGCGTCCATGATTTTTCCATTCCGCACGATTGCGTGCAGCCCGTACGCGACATGGTTATTATTCGGATGCCGATGCCGCCAAAGATGGTTGGTAGCTTCATCATGCCGGATATGGCGCGTGACATGGCGCAACACAACGTCATGGCCGGCCGCGTCGTCAACATGGGGCCTATGGCATTTACGTACAAAGACGGCGAGGGCCTGCAGAAGCAGGACGTGAAAATTGGCGATTGGGTGGTTATCCGCCCGTTTGCCGGTACGCTGCTGCAAGGCGGTAAGCTGCAGACCACCAGCGGATGGCGCTACGTATCGAGCTACAGCGACGTGTTGGCCGTCGTCCCCAGCGACAAAATGCCGGACCCTTCTACGCTGCTTTGGGATGAAGACCCAAGTCAGCAAGAAAAAGAAGGGGCAGCCGTCGAAGCCAAGAAACCGCTTCCCGAAGTCGTTGACAACATCCGCGAGCGTACGGTTTATCAGAGGTAACCCATGTCCGATCTCAATACTATGCTCCGCGAACATGCCGTCACCGGCTTGAAAGCCCAACTGGACGCCGCAGTGACCAACGGCGACACGGCAGCAGCAACCAAGATCGCGGAAGACATGGCAAGGCTCGCTGTGTCCACGGCACCGAAGGCCCCGGCGTACGGCGATGCAGAAATCCGTGCAGAGCTGAACAAGCTAGATTGGTTCGGCGTAGACCCGAAGAAATCCGGCCGCGCGCTGTCTTTGGGCAAGGACATGGACCCGAAGAAATTCAACAGCGCCGTTGACTTCGCCGCCGCGCTCGTCAAAGCAGTTGACGAAGAATTCAAACCGGCTACCACGACAACCGAAAACCCGGAGGACGAAGACGACGAACCCGGTGACGAAGAAGACGATGACGACAAGAAAAAGCCCGTCGCCAAAAAGAAGCGCACGGACGGCCCCGGCGAAGGTGACGCAGGCGTGCGCTCCCGCAGCTCCAAGTCGTCCGGCCCGTGGTCCAAAATGTCCGATGCCCCGCCCGACGTTCAGAAGGAAATCACGCGTTCGGTCGGCAAGTTCCTGTCTTCGAATGCATCCGAAGATCAGAAGAAAAGCTTCTGCGCCAAGGCGCTGGAGAGCCA